CGTCGAGCCGCTATTTACGGGCGACCCGGTGCCGCCCACGGCCAGCCCGCTGATCCTTAACGACTGCTATTTCGAAGTGTCGGGCGTAAACCTGCGCTGTCTCGTCAAGCACCTAGAGGCAGCATTTCCCGAGAACAAGCCAGTGACCGTAACCAGTTTCTGTGGCGAGACCGACTACCCGGGCGTCACAAAATGGCACCTGCGGGTCACGTTCTACCAGTCGTTCGACGCGGGCGCCGTGTACGCCACCCTGAACGCGGCGTATAACGCTTATGTGGCGTCGGGCACGCCCACACAGTGGCGGGCCCGCCCGTATTCCAGCCGGGCTGCCAGCGCTTCGAACCCGTGGATATCGGGTTACGCCATCCCGCAGCCATTCGAGCTGATCGTCGGCGACGCAGGCGCAGCCGCCGAAGTGGCTGTCGACTGGAACCTGACGCAGCCGCCCACCGTCGACCTGGGCACCGTGGCCGCCACCACCGCGAACGCGGGCGCGCCCGGCTACTATTCGCCGTCGGGCGCGCAGGCGCCCGCCAACCTGGCCGCGCTGACCGGCGTCACGGCGTCGCCTGCGACGGCCTGGGCGGTCGGGCAGTACATCATCACAGGCGACCTGCTGGCCCAGCATTGGACCGGGTCGGCCTGGGCTGCGGGCAAGGCGTAACGATGGCGGCAGGCCGGGCGCCTGTCGTCGGCGTCGTCGGCATGTCAGCTTTGCGCCGCGATTTCGCCCGCATGACGTCGAACACAGGCCCGCTGTATAAGGCGATGCGCCAGGCCGGGCGGGAAGCCGCCGAGCCTGTCGCAGCCGAGACCCGATCGCGGCTGCCGCAGAGTAACCGGGCGACGGTCACGCCGGGCAGGCTGGCGAACGACGTGCGGGTGACGGCCACGAAGACCGGCGCAGGCGTGCGCATGGGCCGGGCGTCGATCCGCTACGCGGGTTGGGTGGAGTTCGGCGGCACCCGCCGCGTGCCGCACGTGTCGTCGCGCCAGTACTACTCGAACGGGCGCTATCTGTTCCCGGCCGCTCGACGCCTGGCGGGCACGTCGAAAGGGCTGTACGAGACGTCGATATCGCACATGCTGTCCGGGTTTCGCTGGACGAACGAAGGGAACACCGCACATGACTAGTAACGGGTCGCTGCCACTGGTGATCACCGTGACCGACACTTTCTCGAAGCGGCTGCCGAGCCAGCGGGTCTGCGACCTGATCCGGCACTGCGAGCCGGGCATGACCTTCGGCGATATCGGCACCGAGCAGCCGTTCCGGCTGATCGCCTTTCGGGCTCTGCTGCGCGACTTCCCGGCGTACGACACGACCGCCGTATGGCTGCACTCCTACGACGTCGAAGTCGACGTCGTCGAAGAGCACCCTACGCAGCCAGTGTCGCAGACGGCGTCGCTGCCTTCTGCCGATACTGGCGATGCCTGCCTAGAGACGTCGACGAGCTGAGCGACGAGCATTACGCCGCCATGGTGCGCCTAATGCAGAAGGAAGCCGAAGCGATCGAGAAATCGAACGCCGAGCTGAAGCGGGCGCAGGCGCGGAGGTAAGGCGATGGCCGGGCCGTCTGTCATGGTGCGAGTGCTCGGCGACGTGTCGGGCCTGGCGAACAGTTTCAAGACCGCAGGCGAGCACGCCGCGGGCGCGGCCGGCAAGGCGAAGTCGGCTTTCTCGGGCCTGCTCGGCACGCTGAACCAGACGGGCATTCTCGGGCCGTTCGGCGAATCGCTGAGCAGCGTCAACGAGGCGCTCGACCAGGTGCAAGAGCACCATAGGCAGCTCGGCGCCATGTTTATGGGCGTCGGCAGCGCCGCGGTCGGCGCCGGGCTGGCCCTGTCGACGCTCGGCTCGCACGAGAAAGCCAGTCACGCCCAGCTGCAGGCTGCCGTCGAAGCGACCGGGCACAGTTACGACGACTACGGCAAGTCGATCGACAAGGCCATAAAGCACGAAGAGCATTTCGGCGACACCAGCGAGCAGACGCAAGACGCGCTGCGCATCTTGACGCAGGCGACCGGCGACCCGACGAAAGCGTTGAACCTGCTGGGCGAGGCGACTGATCTGGCCGCGGCGAAACACGAAGACCTGTCGTCGGCGGCGACGGCGCTCGGGAAGGTTTGGAACGGGAACACGAAGCTGCTGAAAGAGTTCGGGATTCAGGCGACGTCGACGGCGACCCTGACGAAGCAGGCGGCGTCAGCGTCGAGACAGGCGCAGGCAGCCGACGCCAACCTGGCCCGCACGAAACGGTCGCTGGCCGATATCGAGCTGATCGACGGCAGCCGAAAAAAGTTGACGATCGGGCAGACGATCCAGCTGCGCAACGCCGAAGAGGCAGTCGCCACCGCAGCGCAGAAGGACAAAGAGGCGCATACGAAGCTGACCGCGGCGCAGGAAGCGGTACGCCGGGCGACCAGCGGGCACGGTACCGCTGTCGACCAGCTCGGGCAGAAGCTGAAAGGTCAGGCGGCAGCCGCAGCCGACACTTTTACGGGTCACCTGAAAGCCATCAAGGCGGAAGTCGAAGACCAGGCCGCGAAGTTCGGGCAGAAGTACGGGCCTGCCATCACCGCGGCGGGCACGGCGCTGACCGGGCTCGGCGCCATCATGCAGACGACGAAGTCGATACAGGAAGGTTTCAGCGCGGTACAGAAGACGGCGACGGCGACGACCGAAGCCATGTCGGCTGCCGAAGACGCCGCCGCAGTCTCGGAAGGCGCGGCGCTGTGGCCGATCCTGCTGATCGTCGCCGCTATCGCGCTGCTGATCGCAGCCGCCTACCTGATCTACAAAAACTGGCAGACGATATGGGGCGGCATAAAAGCGATCATCGAGGACGTCTGGCTGTGGATACAAAAAAACTGGCCTCTTTTGCTCGGCATCCTGTTAGGCCCGATCGCTTTGGCGGCGGCGCTTATCTGGAAGTACTGGGGCACCATCAAGAAAGACGCGCAGGCTGTCGTCGACTGGATCGTCGGACTGTGGAACGGGCTCGTCGCCTTTTTCAGCGGCATACCCGGTCGGCTGGTCGCGGTGGCGTCGGGCCTGTGGCATTTCATCTATAACGAAGCGAACGCCGTGCTCGGATGGGTCGAAGGCGTCTGGAATGCGATGATCGGCTGGCTGGCCGGGCTGCCCGGTCGGATCTATGGCATCGCCGCGGGCATGTGGAACAGCATCTATGGCTTCGCGAACGTGATCTACGGCGACGTCGTCGGCGTCTGGAATGCCATGATCGGCTGGCTGGCCGGGCTGCCCGGTCGCATCGCATGGGTCGGCGGGCAGATGTGGAACGGCTTCCTGAACGGCTTTAAAGCCGTGCTGAATGGGATCATCGACCTTTGGAATCGGCTGCACTTCACGATCGGCGGCTGGAAACTGCCTTTCGGTATCAAAGTGCCGACCGTCACTGTCGGCATGCCGACAATCCCGCACCTGGCGCAAGGCGGGCTGATCACACGCGAAGGGCTGATCTATGCGCACGCAGGCGAAGCCGTCACGCCCGCCAAAGACGTCGGCAGGATGGCGCCCGCCGTGCACATAGAGCACGCCCATTTCGCCGAGACGCTCGACGTCGACGCCTTCCTAGGACGTGTCGCCTGGGCTGCCAGAACGCGGGCCGTGTAATGGTGCTGCCGTCGACGACCTGCGTGCGCAAGGCGTGGCTGGTGCTCGGCTCGCTGAACGTGCAGCTCGAAAACCCGGCCGCAGGCTACTTTTGCGAATCGTTAGACCTGGGATTCCCGACCGAGCGGGCTGTCGTGACCAACAGGCCAGACACAGACGGCGCCGTCGACCGCACCCGGCTCATGGGTCCGCGTCTCGTCGCCGCGTCGATACACGCCGTCGCAGGCGCAGGCGCACAGCTCGACGCCGTCGCGGCCAGCTTCGGGCCGTTCATGGTGCCCAGCGCCAGACCCGTACTGCACTATGTGCTCGACCGGCCCGGCGCAGCCGAACGGACACTGACATTACGGGCCACCGGGTACGCCTGGCAGGTGGCGGGCGCCAGCGAACGGACGATCAACCTGCAATGGACGGCAGCCGACCCGATCGTGCGCGACCCGACCGTGCAAACGGCGACGGCGCTGTCGGGCACCGCGGCCGGGAACGGGCGCCCGTACCCGCTCGTGTTCAACCGCACCTACCCGACGACAGGCGGCAGCCCGAGCACCGGCACGATCAGCTCGCCCGGCGACGTGCCCGTACGCCCGCTCGTGTCCATCTACGGGCCGGTAACCGGGCCGGTCGTCACCTTCACGCCGACGACCGGGCCCGTAACGAAGGTCGCCTTCGTCAGCTCTTACCGGATCGACCAGGGGCATTACGTGCTGGTCGACACGGTGGCGAAGACGGCATACCTCGACGGGCAGCTCGGGCAGGGCGTGCTGGCCTGGCTCGACTGGTTTAATACCACCTGGCCTGTGCTGCCGATCGCGCCGGACAGCACGACGGTCGGCCTGGCGGGCAGCTCGACGTCGAATGCGACACAGGCTGTCGTCACCTGGCAAGACGGCTACCTCACCTAGGAGATTTCTTGACGCTGCTTGTACTCCCGAACCGACCTGCGATTGCATTCACGGCACTGGCGATCTGCTCTGCCTGGCGTGCTGTATGTGTTCTCCGGCGTGAACTCATGGCCGTGCTTGCAATGCGTCTTCTGGCTCTGCCAGTTGTTCCTTCGACTGGCCCGGTACTTGGCCGACCGGAGCTTGTTGACCCGTCCGCTGACCGGCTCCAGGTGACGGGGATTAACGCAGGCCCGATGCCCGCAGAGGTGATCAAGCTCCAGCCCAGCGGGGATTGGCCCAACCAGTTGCTCATAGAACAGACGGTGTGCCATGTGCCGCCTGTCGTCATTCCAGCGAGCCAGGCCATACCCGTTCCCGGTTCTTGCCACCCGTCCGTGACCCACTTGCGTTTCAAGGTGGCAATGTCCATAAGCGAGAGTATCTGACGTGACCTGGCCCGAAGGTCGCGCCGCGACACTCGTGCTCGACGCTTTCGAGCCTGTCGAGCGGGCCGCGCCGGGCGCCTATCCCGTGCCCGACGGGCGCGGCCAGTGGCGGCTGACATTGCACAGCCGCGACTTCACGGGTACCGAATCGGTCTATGCGTCGACGATCGGGGCGCTGCCCGACGCCACCGCCCGTGTGCTCACCCGGGCCTGGAATCAGCCCGCACAGCTCGACTTCACCATCGACGGGCGAAGCGAGCAGGCGCAGCTGATCGCCGAGCTGCAACAAGATATCGTCGCCTGGCGCTGGGATGACACGGCAGGCGTAGACCGCCCGCTCTTTAGGGGCGTGATAAGCCAGACGCAGGACGTGCTCGACGAAGACCACCATGTGATCAACGTGACAGCGCACGACTATCTGGCACTGTTTGCCCGGCGCACGCTGATAAACCCGGTCACCTACACGGCCGCCGATCAAGACGACATCATGGCCGACCTGCTATCGAAGGCGATCAACGTGTCGACGCTGTCGGGCACGAGCCTTTCGCCCGCCTGTGTGCTGCCGGTCACGCTGGCGCTCGTGAACCCTGACGGCAGCGTGCGCAGCTCGAAAAGCGGGCAGCTGCGCACCGTCACCTATAACGCTTCGACCGACCTGCTGTCGATCGTCGACGAGCTGAACGTGCTGGTAAACGGCTTCGACGTCGACCTGCTGCCGACCGGGCTGAACGGCACAGCCGACGCCTTGCGAATCTTTTTCCCGTATCAAGGCGTGCAGCGAACCGACCTGGCGCTCGTGTACGGGTCGACCGTGTCGAAGCTGCAACGCCAGGTCGACAGCTCGACGTACGGCAACTTTTGGCGGGCCGTAGGCAATAACGGGTCGGCGGCTGTCGGCGCCGCGCAGCTGGTCGCCGAAGCCTGGAACGTCGACGCGGCCAGCGTCGCACGCCAGCCGATCGGGCTATGGCAGTCGACTGACAACGCGCCCGCGGTCGGCACGCAGGCACAGCTGCAGGATCAGGCGAACGGCGACCTGGGCCTGTACGGGTCGATCATCCCGACGTACACGCTGACCCTGGCGCCCGGCGCCTACAGTTACGGCGCACCCTACATGGGCGATGTCGTGCCGCTGGTCGTGCAGTCGGGCAGGCTGAACGTGAACACGAACGTACGCGTGCTCGGCATCACGTACCGGCTGAACGACGATACGGCGACAGAAGATGTCGATATCACCGTCGGGAAGCCGGGCCGAACGCTCGTGCAGATGATCCAGCAGGCACAGTCAGACGTGAACGCATTAGCGCGAAGGTGACCACATGACGAGATACACGCCGTTATGGGAACAGGCAGGAAGCTACGCAGCCAGCGTCGACCGGCGCCTGATCGCTGCCGTCTGGCCGATCGGCGCCTGCACCGGCTGCGCGGTCAGCGCGCCAGGCGGCGTCATGTCGGTAAACGTGGCGCCCGGCGCGGTCGCAGTGCCGAGCCAGAACGCCACCGGCTCGACGCTGTGCGTCTCCGATGCCGTCGAGACTGTGCCTCTCAACCCTGGCGCCAGCCAACCGCGCATCGACCTGATCGTCTGCCAGCCACGAGCGAACGACCTGGACGGCGGCACGAACAACGACTTTATTTTCGGCGTCGTGGCTGGCACGCCTGCCGCCAGCCCGAGCCCGCCTGCCGTGCCTGCCGGTCAGGTGCAGCTGGCGCAGATAAACGTCGCGGCGTCCGCGGTGCAGGTGACGCAGGCGAATGTTGTTGACTCTCGCCCGCCGCGCCTTAACGCCATGGCCGAACCGGCCCTCGGCGCCGCCGCCCCCCTGGCCTCGTTCACCACCCTCGACGGCGAAACCTGGGTCGCGAAAGGCGGCGTCAACTCGGGCGTCTGGAAAAAAGCCCGCGAAGCCCTGTACTCGAAAACGTACTGGTCGGCTGGTGGGGCCGCCACCAACGGAGCCATCATCCCCTACACCACCGTCGCCTTCGACCCCTACGGCATGCTGTCCGGTAACGGGGTGCGCCCGCCTTTGACCGGCTACTACCGGGTCACGTTCGCCCTGGCCGGGGCCATGACGGCCAACCAGAACATGGTTCTGGCGGTACGGCTGGCCGGCGCCAACGGCGTCCAGACGGCCCAGGTGGCCGGGGTCGCCGGGAACTATTTGCCGGCCGCCACCGATCTGATGTCGGTCCCGGCCGGCTCGCTCATCGACGTCATCTACCAGGGCACCAACAGCGTGTCCTGTTTCGGTGGTGCCAACAACTCATATCTGATCGTCCAGTTCGAGCACCCCTAAAAGAAGGCCCAATGTCCAGTTTGTTTATCAGCGTCGGCCACGGCGTCCGGCCCAACGGCACCTTCGACCCCGGCGCCGTCCACACCGTCACCGGCGCCCTCGAATACGACGGCAACCGCGACCTGGCCACCCACGTCACCGGCCTGCTGCGGGCCGCCGGCCACCAGGTCGTCTCCGAAGCGGACGCCCCGTACAAGACCGACACCGACTACCAGGGCTCCGTCGACGCCGTCAACGCCGGGAACTACTGGCTGGCCATAGATTTCCACCAGGACTGGGAGCAAGGCTCACAAGCCCTGTGCTGGCCGCTCATCCACCCCAACGGCTCGGAGTCGAGACGGGTGGCCAACCTGGTCGTCGACACCGTCGACGCCGCCGGCCTGACGTTCGCCGGCCCCACCCCCCGCACCGATCTGTGGTGGTTGAACGGCACCGAGTGCGCCGCCATCCTGATCGAGGCCGGTCGAGTGGGCACGCCGAGACCCGTGCCGGACCTGGCCGAGGCCATCGCCACCGGCATCGACCTGGCCGCCAACGACCCCGGTGTCCCCGAAGGGGAGCTGCCCCCGGCGGCGCCGCCGGGAGCCCCCCCGGGTGACAGCACGATCCCGCCGCCGGGTCAGCACCCGGCCTGGCCCGGCACCTATTTGCAGGACTTCACCGCCGGGCACGGCACCGCCACCTGGCAGGCCCAGATGTCCAAACGGGGTTGGAGCATCGGCATCGACGATCAGTTCGGCCCGCAGTCGGCCAGCGTAGCGACGAGCTTCCAGGCCGAAAAAGGACTCGGTGTGGATGGCGTTGTCGGCCCCGAGAGTTGGAATGCAGCCTGGATGCTGCCTGTGACCTGATGCCCTGGCGGTTGCGGCGGGAGATCGCCCTCATTGTGCTGGGCGTGGTGGTCATGGCCCTGTCCATCGTCGTGCTGATCCTCAACCAGAGTGCCTCCAGCGAGATCCTGGCCGCCATCGGCCTGGTCGGCGGTGTCGCCATCATCGTCAACCTGCTGCCCGCCAACGGCGACCACCATCACGACGAGGGGTGACCGACCACGACCGGCGGGCCCCGATCCTGATCGTGTTCTGCGCCATCGTGGTCGGCGTCGCGGCGGGCGCCGAGCTGGTGTACCTGCTGCTGCGGTGGCTGGCCTGAGTTCCGGATAAGTACTGTTATGCGCGATGTGTGCTTGAACCATCATAGACAGGTACTGCTATAATGTCCGGTCATGGAAGACACCTTCGGTAGCCGGCTGCGCGCCCTGCGCCG